TTATTTTTCCCTTAGACCTATCTGCACTATTGCTAAAATGTTTTCTTGGAGAATTTTTAAAACCTGTTCCAAATTCTAATTTTCTTGCATAAGGTAATTGGCTAAATACTTGTCCTTCAAATTTACTGACTTGAAATCCTACCGAATTAAGAAATCGTCCAGTATCAACACTAATATGTTCTTCTCGTCTACCAGCAATTGATTCTTTTACTTCGCTTTGTAAAAATACAGAAGATTGAACTAACCCTTTTTTCACCTGAATCAAAATATTTTTATTTTTTGTTTTTAGGAATTTTTTTAACTGAGGAATTCCCTTTATGTCTACAGAAATCATATTAGACTGCCAGTAAGTCGTCTAATAAATTGATACTTAAACACTGGTGCTCCTTCTGCTTCGTATACTATTCCACCATCTGGTATCATTGCATATAATTCGCCAGATGGACTTCCTAATTGTATGTCTACATTTAGAATACTCCCAGCTAGTGCAAGTGAACCGTTTGTATATAATTTTTTATCTGAATCTTGTAATTTGCCCTGGCTCATTAAAATTGATTCAGATGAACCTTCTTTTGCTCGAATAGGAAATACTATACCGCTTGTCCAAAGTGAATTACCTGACTGAATTAATTCTATGGCTTCATCATATACATCATCAAATACAGTCTCATAATATCTGACTCTAATTTGAGTTCCAGCTAACTGCATAGTTCGATTTAACGCCTGCGTTAATTTTGTGTTTACTCCCATTAATCATAGTCCTCATTTATTTTAACAAATAGCGAATGGTCACTTGGTAGTGTTAAAATAGATGCATCATCATAAGTCACCTCAAATTCACCTAAATATAATCCGCTTCTATTTGTATCTATTCCCACACTTGTACCACTTCGCCATCTATATTCTATATTACCTGTTGCGCTGCCAGTAATAACACACGCACCACTTAGTACACTAGTAAACTGATTATCGTTTGTTGCTAAATTAAAGTAAACTGCTGTATCATTTAGGTCTATGTTACTGCCAGTTGCGTCTTGTAATTGAACAGCTAAATAAGGTTTAGTATCGTTTTGTTTTATATTGAATACTGTCATATTTTTATTATTCCTCCTTTGTCTGTTTTTAGTTTGATTGGTTTGGTTGTTTTTAAGATTTTATTGTATGGAATTAGACCTAACTTTTTTACTCCTTCTGTTTTTAAGATATTATCATATTTAATCAATCCAAGTTTGTATATTTTGGATAATACTCTTTTTAATGTTGTTAATGTTTCTGTTAGGTCGTCTGTAATATTTATTGTATCATCTAAATTAACATTAAATTCTACCTTGCTTGATAAATCGTCGGTGATTGATTGAAGTTCATCTAATAAAACTTTAAATTCTGTTTGGTGACTTAGACTATCTGCTATAACCATTGTTTCTGATAATTGTGTTGTGTGGTCTGTTGCTCCAGCTTCCCAAACTGCATAAACAGCAATTTTACCATTGGTATCCTTGAATTGAGATGTTCCCCAATCTGCAGGGAGAGAAGAATCAGATAAAGAATGTCTTGCATACCCAGGACCATCTGAAGCTTTAAAATCGCTATTCGTTGTTGTGGTAGTATCATCTAATTGGAACGCAATCCAATATGTTGTGGAGGGACTAATCTCCCAATCAACAGCAACTGTTTTCCATCCTGCTCCCGTGCCTTTTGCGTTAGTAGTATCTACAAAAAGTCTCGTTTCTGGCTCATCATTACCTTCATTACTATATAACCCAACTTCAAAATTAGACTCTTCTGTTGCATTATCACACCACCATCCTATTTCTATAACTTTAATTGCATCAGATGAGGACACATCTCTTATTGCTTTTGCTTGTTCGTCAATTCCCGAAGAATTACTTCCTAATGGGTCAGCAACAGGAGCTGATGATACAAATCCACAGTTTGTTCCTAAAACTAAAGCCATTAACTAGCACCAAACGTTACTGTCCAATCTATTTTCAAAGTATCGTTTGCTCCTTTATTTATACTTAAGCCATCATTATATGCCATAAGTGTAGTCCTTGAAGTTCCTGATGCTTGAAATATTCCTGCTTCTGATATGCCGTCGTTTGTTCCTACTCCTGCATCCCAGAATCCTGAATAAACAACATCGTTATCATCTCCACCAGTACCTTGAAGTGTTCCTGACAATGCTAATGTGTTAATATGATTTGCCAAGTCAGCACTTGCTGCTCCTTGACCTGTACCTGAACCTATTGCCATAAATCCTATCGCAGAATCTCCTTGGTCTGATAATTGGTCAGCTACATGTGCGTCAAATAGATTAGTAATAGTATTATAAACAGTTCCAGAATCCTTTATTTTTCCATCTAAATCTCTCAATTCATACTTTAACTTTCCTTTTATTCCAAATTTGTCTTTCATATTACCTCCTTTCAATTTAGCTTAAAACTCTAGCGAAATTAGTACCCATACCAATCGCTTTAAGTTGACCTTCAGCTAAATCTCTCCAGAACTTAGAACTCGTTGTTTCGCCAGTTTCTTCTACTGACAATTCACCTAAACTTAATTTTTCTCCACCTGCTTGTCCTTGCACAAAATCTATTGTATCGGCTTTAGATAAATTTACTATTGGAGGTTGGAACTCTGCATCGATTGTGTTGGAACCAATCGTTTCACCTACATAATTAGCAACATGTTGCCTATTCATATCGACAACTGCTACTAAGTTTACTCCAGACAATCCAGTAGGAATATTGTTAAAACTAGTTTGAATAAAATTAGCTATACTACCGATAGTGCTTAACGACATTAGTTCACCCCAGACGTTATAATAGTCCCGTCATTTGTTACTCTGATTGGAATAAACTGTGTCCCAGATTGCCCAACGAGTAAAGAAATATTTACCGCCTGACTTCCAATAAACCCTCCAATAGTTCCGCTTAAATTTAATAAAAAATTATCTGCCGCCATTTTAAGTTCCTGATATTAATCTGTTCCATTCAGACCCTCCTTGAGCAATACACATATAAAAATCATTATTAGTTACATCGTGTACTATATCGCTTCCTACATTCCCAGTTAGAATATCAGTAGGGTCTCCATAATGTGCTTTAATAGTCGTACTAAACTCTAAAGCGTCTGCTGTACCTACGCCCCTTCCCATTCCGTCTACGGTGCCTAAAAGGCTACCTGTTTGTGTCGCCATTTATTTTTCCTCCTTTCTATCTATTTTATTTATTATGCCGTTAGGCTGGGGTTTTTGATTTCAGCAGATTTCCCGAAACTGCGTTGTTTGGGTTGGATTACCGACCAGTCTAAATCTAACTAGTTGTAATCTTGGAGATTGCTTTTGTTCGTAATGCGGATACGCTAATTCTTTGAGTCAATACTGATCCTTCCATATCAAAAGTTGGTAATACTACGTTTTCCATAGTAATGTCCCTTGCGATTGCGATTGCATAAGCTTGAGTTCTATCAAAGATATATCCAGATGTTGCTACTGCGCTTGTACCAGCATTTGCACTAAAAGTTGTTACTCTTAGTCCAAAAATTGTACCTACTCTACCAGTACTCATCATCTGAGTGTTCCCTGCTTTGTCAGCTTCTACAAAAGTATCAATATTCATCAAGTCAGAGAATTGCTCTTCTCCTAGTAAATAATCGGTAGCTTTGTAGTCGTTAGAACGAACATCGTAAATAGACTCTACAATATTAGCAACTGTTACTGCTGCTCCACCCGCTGTGGTTGCGTTAGCTGTATCAAGAACTGCTAAAATTAAGTTTGTCTCATTCTCTGCGAATCGCCTACCTGCTGTAGCTATGTTTCTAGGAAGTAATTGAACTTGAGAATCTTCTATCATCTCACGAGTGATTCGGATAGCTACACCATATTTAAGTGGTGTGAAACTAACATTATCGAAACCCATGTTATCAAGAGGTACTTCTGCTCCTTCGCTTACTAATCTTACATCCATAGTATCTGGGCTTTCTAAGTCTAGATACATTGTACTACCCTTAAACTCACTTGGTCCAATAACGAATGCGGCCATATCTCTAGGTATCAAATTCTTTTCTACTTCATCAATTACTCTAGGTAAAATCAGCTGTGGAATAAGGCTCTGTCCTGCTGTTCCGTCTGCTCTATTGATGTACTCGTTTATTTTAGTCATTGCCATTATAAGTTTAGACTAACAAGTGCATAAAGTGCAGTACCAGATGCGGATGAAGTTATAGCCCTTCCTATTGGTGTTGGTCCCATTGTTGTCAAAGGAACTGAACCAGTGTTAAGAATATTTTGTACTCCTCCAGACATATCGTGTGTAACTTGCGCTCCACCAGATACAATTTCTCCTGCGTTACAAAGGTAATCCCCTCGTCTAGCAATAGTAACCCATTCGTTAGACCCAGCATTATTAAGTGCCAAACCATTACACATAGTGTTGTCTACTGCTCCAATAGCAGTCAAATCACTTGCAGCAAAAGATGCTACAGATGACCCTACAGTATTAGTACCAGAAATCTGTACCCATTGACCACCTGAGATTGTCTCAAGTGCAATAGCAGATAGCATTCTTGGAACTCCTCCGTCAGATATAACTTGTGCTCCTAGCGGATTGCTTAAAATCTGTGTTGTTGCCATTAGTAAATATACGACTTCCTTTGAATTCCGAAAGACCCTCGTTCCATTCCTTCTGCGAACTTATAATCTCCCATTTCTTCAACTTCGTCTTCATCTGATTCCTCTTCCTCTTCCTCAAGTGCTTTAAGTTTTTTCTTCTTAGCTTTGATTTCAAGTTTCTTGATTTTTGCATCAATAACCTCTTCCTCTGTTTTCTCTTTTGGCTCTTCAGTAGATTCTTCCTTAGTCTCTACCTCTTCTTTTGGCTCTTCTTTAGTTTCAGGTTCAGGCGTAGTTGTTTTTTCTTCTTCAGTCATTTTGTCCTCCCTTGCAATAATTGTGTTATCAACTTTAGTTGAGTGTAATTTATATGCATTCCTTAATGCTGCAGAAAAAGTCGCTCCGCCATCTGCTGGAACTGCTACTAAGCTTAATTCTCTTATTTTAATGTTGTGAGGAATTATATCACCGTCTTCTGTTTCTTCTATGTCTTCTGGTCTTACATCAGCACCGACAGATACCGTACTTAATAATTTATCTTTAATTAATTGAATCATTTTAGAATCTTTGATTACTGCATTAAATTGGATATTCCTATCTACTTCGTCGAAGTGTGCTCTATTAACTTTCCCGACAATAGAATCAACAGAATTTTCATGGTCTTTAAGTAATGGTATACCAATCATAGTACTAGCCGCCTTGCTTAATTCTTCTGCAATAAATTTATGACCATTAGAAGTAGTTGTTTCATTAATAGCAATTCCATTTATAGTAAAGTCTCCGTTTAATTCTGCACTAGATTGAATAGGTACAAAGTACTCTAATATCAACTCTTTTTTTCCCATTTACATAACCTATTTACACATAAACATAAAATTGCTTATATTTGTTTGGATATAATATATATATTAATCAATTCTGATAATTATCGTCACTTCTTGGTTTGCTGGTCCAGAAATTCTAATATTAAGTCTCTCATTTAACTTAAATTTGTCAAATTGGTCTGCTACTGCAATATGTGTAGTGTGTCCTTGTAATACTGCTCTAGGTGCATAATAATTAATTCCTCTAGTTTGTCCATTATGAAAAATTAAATAACCTAAAGACGAATTGATAGTAATGGATATTCTATCAGGTGAATCAATAATTAAACCATTAAGATTACCTTTAATTATACTAGTCTCAAATTCATTAATACTAAAACCCTCAAAAGCTTGGCTATCTGAAGAACTGCCAGTATTCATTTTTATTATATACTCTTTTTTAGTTGCCAAATTTTACTATTCTCCTTATTTGAATTCGTCTTGTTGTTTGTTTGTTTTCGCCTGTTACTCCTAAATCTGGTAAACTTACTCCTTTTAATCCTTCGTCGGTTCCTTGTAGTTGATTGGACTGACCTAAGTTTATTTGTTGCATTCCTGTTAATCCACTTATTCCAATTAGTGAAACTACTTGAGTACTGATTGCACTTCCGCCTACTACATCGTATTGTAAATCACCTGAATATTTATCGTAAGATATTCTTTGTCTGCTAACTGGGTCTATGTGTATCATCCTTCCAAAAAGACTTTCTGTCTTTGTTTATTTTGTTTCTGAACAAACTCATGAATACATTGACCGCATACCCACATATCACTCATAAAACACATAGCTTTACGTTCATTACATTTTTTACACATGGGAATATTGTCGCTTGTTATTTGCATTAGTCTACTAACCCGACGATACTGCTTCTGCAATTAACATGCATGGGGGGCATATTGACACCAGGGACTCCATCTTTAGTTAAGAATATTTGTCCACTAAGTGAATTACATATATCAGAAGTTCTGTCATCTAGTGCAGCTAAGTACCTGTAAGAAGTAACGTCGTTTTCAATGTACATCTGTTTTAATCCAGCATTTGCTACTCTAACTGTTTCGGTTCTGGCTATTACTATTGGTCGTTTATTTGCAGATAAAGTAATCTTTTCTGTGCCATCTTCTTTTATTTTAACTCGGTCTTTTAAATCAATAGAATTTTTGATGTCTCTTTCTATTTGTCTAATTGTTTTATTTTTTCTAAAGCCGTCTTTTAGTATAACTCGTAACTTGTTTATATCTCGTTTAGGTAATAGTCCTTCTCTTAAATCTTTTTCAGTTATAGCAAGTAAGTCTTCAAACTTTTCTGTTCTTAAGTTTCTTAGTATCTTGACTAAATAATCTGAATAATTGAATCCCGCTATTTCTTTCAGATTTACGTATTCTCTTAGTTTCATGTTAGCTAATTGACTCTCTGTTAGTTTGCATTTTTTATGATCACATTTTATTATCTTAGCGGATTGATTAGCTGTTGGTTTTACTCCTGGTACTTCTGGTTGTTTGATTTCTTCTTCTTCTTTCTTTCTTATTGCATCTTCTTGTTCTTTTTGTTCTTTCTCTTCCTCATCAGCTTTCTTACGAGCATCTTTCGGACTAGGAAGTATTTTAATTAAATCATTGAATCCCATTATTTCAGCATATTCTATTTCTAATTGTGCTCTAAGTTCTGGTGATAAATCAAATAATGCAAGTGCTTCTTTTATCTTAGTTAGTCTTTCGTTTTTTTCGTCTTCACTTTGTGGTTCCCAATTGAATTCTATTTTGCTGTCTATTCCTTGGCTTCTTAGATATGGTCTGAATATCTGAGTCTCAATTATCTCTTCTATTAATGTTCTAACTGACCCGATAAATCTTATAAATCCTTTGTCGTTTACTTTAGCTAATCCTTCTGGGTTATTTGATATACCTACTATACTCATTGGTATCTTCATACCTAATGCTAGTTGTTCTAGGTCGTGGTCTGCTGCATTTGTTAAGTTTGCTAACACGCCATTTATTTCAAGTGTCTTAATATTAGTATTTCCGTCTGTTACCCATTCAGTAGAATTAGTTATATATTGCATTTTTTCCTTAAAGTCATCTAGGTCACCTGGTCGGACTTTTTCTCCTGGTTGTCCTAGTTGTACATGATAAGGTGCTCCTGCTTTACGACTTTGTAATTTATGTAAGTCTAATTCAGAACAAGCATAGTTCTCGATAGTTACTCGATTAGACCAAACTAACCCCATTCCGTAAGGGTCATTTGGCACTTTGTTTATTTGTAAATGTGCTATCTCAGCTGGTTTAAACGAAATTACTTTAGATTTATCCTTAACAAAGAACTGCGCTTTCTTCATGAATTGATTGTATTCAATTATTTTACTCTTTTTAGTACGTCTGACATACATATTATTCGCTAATAATACACGCATTTTTTGGATATTCTTAACATCTTCTAAATCTAATTCCATAAATCCGTTCCCTTTAGATACAGCTTCTTTTACCCATGGTCTTATCTTTGCCTTGAAATTTGTCTCGTCTACAAAATCATCTAGTAATACTTGTACGTTTGGGTCAGATGACTTGACAGAAAAATCTCCTACAATAGCGTCTACTATCTTGTCTACAAATGCGTTGGCTATTCCTATGTTGTTAATTATTTTGTCGATTTGGTCGAAATCAAAAGGATGGACTGCTCCTAATCCTTTAGGGAATCTAATGTTTTTATCTAATACTTCTCCCTTAAAGATTTCTTTAATAACTAAACGTTTAACTGCGTACTCTGAATCAGACACAGCCATATAGAATTTCACCTCTTTTTCTTCCTCTTTCATAGATTAATTAGATGAAAATTATTTATATTTGTTTAGATTAAATATATATATTTTAAATCAATCCTAAGACATCTTTATGCAATATATGGCTTATAATAATGCTTTAATTCAAAGTATGCTCTCATCATCATGGCATCCGCCCAATCTGTTGACCTGCCTAGTGATTCGTATATCTCTTTCTTGCTTACAATTTCTAATTTACCTTCATACAAAATATTACCCTCAGTACCAGTAGCAGACTTGCTTTTGATTTGTTCTAGGTCTTCTATTATACCATCTTTGATTTCTATTGGGACTTCGTCATAACATCCTATCTTCCCGTAGTTAACTATCTCTGCCAACTTAAAGTAACATTGAGTCTTTAGATTTTTGTAGTTATGAATCTTTTTAGAGAATTCTGTTTCTACTGGGCTTGAACTATTAACAAATCCTCTAACATTATCCATAAAGTCTACTACTCCTCCACCTACACCGTCTTCATCTATTACAATATTTGAATGAGGTACCATGTATTCTTTGGCTAACTGAACTAATAAATCTCTGACTTCTTTTACTGATGATTGAGGTAAGCTAACTACTTTCTCTATGTGCCAATCTCTCCAGACCATTGCTACTGTTTTATCTTTGCCGTGTCTGGCTACATCACAAGAAATATAACTCTCTGCTCTTACTGGTATAAAATAGTAATTAGTAAATATGTCTATTATTTTATCGTATTCAAATAACTTAGACGGGTCGTCATCCCATTCCCAGTTACCTAGAAGTAATCTTTGTTTAGAATTTTCATCTAATTTTAACAAGTTTTGTTTATAGTGTTTAGACATAAAAGGGTTATCTCCCACTAAAGCAGGTATAAATTTTCTGTAAGATTCTATCCTGCCTTCTTTCCATGGCTTCCAGTATTCTCTATATGCAAAGTTTTTGGCTGGATTACTCGCCATTAATAACTTAGGTATCAAATCGTATTCGTCTAATTTATATCTAAGTCTAGACATAACAATCATCTTAGCCTTTTCTGTTATCTCACTTACCTCGTCAATAAATGCACCAGTATATTCTGTACTACCAAGCGAGTCAAACTCTGGGTCAGTCGGGTATAAAAATAAGTCTTTCAAAAATATTGAACTCCCATTAGTAAAATAAACACTACCTTCCTGTGCATTGTAACACCAATCTGTGTCTTTTTTCAGACCCCAAGCCCTCAATACCTCTAAAAACGTTAGAAACGTGCTTTGCTTGAGACTTTTTAGTCTTGCCCTACCCATTAGCCATCTAGTGCCAGGATATGCCAGACAGCTAAATATAAGCCATATACATCCTAAATAAGACTTTCCTCCACCAGCACCTCCACCATAAAATAATTCGGTAGTTTCTTTGTCTCTAAGAACTTTGAACGCTTGGTTCTGCTTTGGACTTAGTTCCAGTTTTATCTCCATCTGGTTTACGCTCCTCAATTATTACTTTAAGTTGATTATCACCCTTGTGTTCTAGTACCTGCTCAGTCTTTTCTATATAACCACGCCTTTTACCTTTGGTTGCTAATAAGTATTTTACTGCCCACATTTCTTTTTCTTTTGCTTTAGTAAATAACCCGTTCTCTGCTATGTCTAATATTTTCTCTTCTTCTTGATACCTTAAGTCCATCATTGCTGGATATTTATTACAGAAATCGTATACTGCTGTTCTACTTACTCCTAGATTTTTAGCTATACTTAGCATTATCCCACCTGTGCCGTCTACTGCTTTTTTAAATTTTGATTTAGTTATTCCCATTGTCAAGTTTCGTCGCATTTTTATTTGTTAGTTTTTCCCATCTTTCTATTATTACTGAACAATAGATTGGATCTAATTCCATCATATAACATTTTCTGTCTAGTTGTTCGCATGCTATTAAGGTACTGCCAGAACCGCCGAAAGCATCGTAAACATTCATACCAGATTTACTCCCATGTTTTATTAACTCACTTAGTAATTCTATTGGTTTCATCGTCGGATGTTCTTTGCTTGAACTTGGCTTATTAAACTCCAACACATCTGTTTGAAAATTCCCATAGAATTTATGTTTTCCCTTCCACCCATATAATATGTTTTCACTCTTCGGATTATAATCCAAACGGCCAAGCACATGATTATTTTTAATCCACTTTAAATCTTGGGAATAATAATAATCTATATCTTTAAACGCAAATATCATATCTGCTATGTGTTTACCAGAGGTAAACACATATATCGTGTTGTAATCTGATAGTGGAACTAAATTAAGAAATTTTCCTATTAATTCTCTTATGTTAATATCCTTATCTCCTTTAATTGGAGTTTGATTTCTATTGCCTTTGGCAATAGAATTAAGCCACTCATTTTTAGAAGAATAATCAACACCGTATGGTGGATCTGTTAAAATCATATCAATATTATTGTTCTCTATAAGCTTAGAGATATTCTTTAACTCCGTACTATCACCACACATTAACCGATGATTTCCTAACTGCCAAATTTCACCTAACTCTATTTTATATTTTGGTTCAGTTGGTGTTTCAAAATCATCTTCTTTTACTTCTTTGTCCCATATCTCGCTTATTTCGTCTGAATTAAATCCTGTGTCATTAAAATAATCTGTGTCTTCTAGTGAATAGAATTCTTCTTTTAGTATATCTAAATCGAAATCTGAATCCATGCCTATCTTATTGTGTGCAATTCGGTATGCTTTCTTTGCGTTTTCGTCTAATCCTTTTAATCTAATAACTTGGACGCTCTTATCCTTATTTGAATATATTTGATTGAGTGCGTCTAGTCTGCCGTGGCCTTCTATTATTATATTGTTTTCGTCTATTGCTATTGGATCGTTGTAACCAAACTGCATTATGCTGTCTCTAATTTTTCCTATTTGTTCTGTTGAATGAAGTTTAGCATTGTTTGGATAAGGCTTTATATCTTTAATTTTAATATCTTCTAATACTAATTTTTCTTCTATTTCAATCTCTTTTGTTTTTAATTCCATTAGAGTAATCACATGTTCTTGGACAATATTCTTTATTTAGTCCGTCACAACTTTTTATTTCTAAGTCTACTTCATTACAATAATTTCTTAAATCACCACTTAATTGCATTTGTCTTGCGTTACTTATTCTTACGAATTTCACTTTTCTTCTCAGTTTTTAATTCTTCTGAAATTGACTGGTCTAATTTTGCTCTATTCTTAATTGCTCTTGTGATAGCAGTTGGTCCATCTTCCATTACTTTGTATGTTTGACCATATCCTTTAAATTTGTAAGTTTCTACTTTGCATAATACATTTAGTCCTGGATTTTGTTTAGATAAATTAGTATCTGCTCTTTCGTGTGTTTCTATTAGTTCAAAGTTATCTAAATCACTATATTTCTTCCAATCGATTACTGGAACTTTTAGTTTTTCTGGATGTTCGATTGAACCATATTCTCTTAATTGCTTATCTATTTGGCTCTTAATCTGACTTTCGAATTCTTCTCTTGCTGCGTGTCTAGCGAAAGGTAATTTATTAAAATTAGCGTCTGCTTCTTGTTTAAATAATTCTTTGTTAAATAATTCTCTGACGTTCATCTTTCTTTTTGGTTTGTTTAAGTCTACGCCTGGCACTCCATTTACAGTCAATCCTTTTAGTTCTTGACTAGTCATTGGTCTTTCTATTCCTACCATATTTTCCTCCTGTTTAATTTAATTTCCCTCTTCTTTAGAGCTTAGATATGATGTCAAAACAATAGAAATAAAAATCGAGAATAGAGCAGTTGAGATAATTCTCCATCTGTATTGCTCATTCCAAATTCCAAGCGGAATTCCTATAAAAAATATCCATCCACATAATTCTATTAAAGATTTGATACCTTTATATTTCATTTCGACTCCTTAAACTTCCCTTTTACCTGTTTGACTTTTACAAATTCTTGTCTGATATTATTCCACATTTTTCCATCATACCATTTTCCACCATGCCAATATCCACCACACCATTTTCCATCATGCCATTTTCCACCACGCCAAACTCCACCATACCAATATCCACCACGCCAAACTCCACCATACCAAACTCCACCATACCAATATCCATCATACCAAATTCCTTTATTCCAAACCAATTCCCCATTAATCACCTCTACATCTTCGTCTTCGGTATTAGCATCCATCAACCACTTAAACTTTTCTTGATTCTCTTTGCTTAATTCTGTTTTTTTCATTTTAATTCTTCTCCTGCGAACTTATTGATTACTATTCTCATCCTATCACATTCTTCACAAATACATAACTCTTCCT